ACGGCTTATCTGGAAATCGTTCGTTGCGCCCATCATGGCGCGGGCTTTGGCTTCATACTTTTGGTTTTCCTGCAATGCGCCCGCAACAATGTGTAGCTCGTGCGCCGTCTTTACCTGGCTGCGAAGCGTTTCCACAACTTTCTCAGCATCTTGTCCCGTTTCTCGAAAATGAACGAATGCTGCTTCCGCTTCCTTGACACATTGCTCATAAAATTGTTTGCGCTTTTCCTGCTCTTTTTCAAGTTCCTGGATGCGTTCTGTGAATGTCGCAAGGTCTAGCTTCCCTTCGCCTTCATACCCGTATACCTTCTTTCCGGCATACTGCGGGGTGTAGTGGATCAGTTGGATACCGCGCCCAATGCAGAACCCTTTCCAGAACGTCATACCGTCGCGCTGGTACATGTATTCTGTATTGGTTTCCATTTCTATCCCGTGCAACTCGATACGCTCGTATCCCTTCAAAACCGCAAGGGCAAGCGCAAAGGGGATGGAGCTGGTCATCATGTCGAGGCTTCCGGCCTGCCCGTTCCAATCCCAGCAGTACGGCATCAATATCTCTTGCAAGTCCGTGTAAGGATAGGTTTCCGAGTTGGGTATATCGTCACTCGCTTTCTGCAAGTAAACTGTCACGCCATCGCGCCGCTTTGGGGTATATGTGCCATTGTCGCAGGCGTCACACGGCTTGTTTAGCGCCGTCCCTGTTCCATCGCAACGATTACATGGCGCGGTCTTGTTCATCAGCCAGTTAATATGGTTGGGGTCGTTGCGGTTCTTCGGGTTGCGCCAGATCGTCTCAACGTGTAACTGGAATATCACATTGGCACGCTGGAACCAGGGCTTATTCAGGGCTTCGTTGAACGCCCAAATGTCACAATCCGTCCGGCTAAAGTTGAACGTCTGTTCCGAGCGCGGGTGACTGCCTACAATAGCGACTGTCTTTTTCAAGGTTCTATATCACTTTCTCCCTACGTGGTAGCAGGGGTCTCCAAAGTCTTTACAGGTACTTCGAACCGCAGCATTTGAGTGGTCACGGTATCCCACTGCGCGGGCGTTACCGAAAACGAGACAGGAAAGTTAACCGTGTCCACTGTCCCGTTTAGAGTTGGATCACCGCCTAACAACTTCGAGAAATTGACCGCAACCGCGTCAATTTCTGTATAGGTTTGTTTTAGGTGCAATCTTGAAAAGTGGAAGTCAACGGCGATTGTTGGTTGTAGTCGAACTGTGGTCGCGTTATCGTTTGACGTTTGCCCGTTGATAATGTGGGCAATGGACAACGGTAAAACGCTGGCATCATCAACCGGGTAATTCGGCGCGTACTTTATAACAACGCCGTCAGTCGTCCCGCTGACAAGTGCCAACTCCTGCAAACGCGCAATGGCATTATCAATGACACTCATTGATAGGTTCCAGAATTAGCCAGCTTATACTTTGCCAGTTTTACCGCGACACTGGTGTGCAATTGGCGGCCATAGACCTGACGGGCAAAATTGTTGACAACGATCTGCCCGAACTCGGCATCCGCGCCGCTTTGCTGCCAGTTCTGCTTCGCTTCTACCCACCAACGCTGAACCTGTTCTGTACAGGCCAGGTTCACAATTTCCGGCGGGGTCGCAGAATAGCCGGGGATACCAATTACCTGGACGGCTTTAGGATATGCGTCAAAATATAATTTTGAGCCGTTCCATCTGTCCACGTCGAGGCGCATAATAGGGGTTGAATTGTACGGCCAGGTGATGTAGTCCGAAGCCGCCCAAAGCGTATAATCCGTAGATGAAACGCTGCCCTGTTCTGATACGCTGACACTGGTGATAGAAACAAACTCATCTATCCAAAGTTTAGACTCTCCGTTGCCGTCATAGTAACGAGTTACGCCATCGGTAGATGGGTAAAAATAGTTATCCCATCTGCCAACTTCCTGGTCTATTGCGCGGCTGGCTGCGGTGATAAGCGTTGACAACGCCACGTCGTAATCAGTAGTGCTTGCCAATCCACTTTCAGGAATCAGCGCCTTCACTTCCGCAAGCGTACAATAATCAGCCATGATTTTAGATAGGGGCGGGCATTACACCCGCCCCAATTGGTTTAGGTAGCTGATACGATCTCAGCGCCAGGATAACGAGCCGCGCCAATGAGCGAAACGCCCACGAGCATGGCCGCCATGTCGGTGGTCGGGCTGATTACCAGACGGGCAAAGGTGTGGCCTTCGCCGGGGTTGCTGGGTAGGGCTGCCGGGTCAAGTTCAACCAGGATCAGCTTATTGTCTGCATCCGTTGCGATGGTTGCGCCTGCGCTGGTTGCGGTTGTCGGGTCGCCCCAATTGTCCGTAGCCACTGCGCTGGATAGGCGATAAGTGAACGGTACGGCTGCTTCGGTCGCGTTGGAACTTGCGGCGGTGCTGACTTCTACGGTCAAGGTTGCGGTTCCGGTGGTAACTGCGCCAAGCGAGATAAGAAAGCTGGCCCATTGCAAATCCTTCAAGTCCACATAGGCGGTTCCTGTTTCGGTTGCGGCGATGTCGGCGGGTGCCAGGATGGGCAGAATCTTCTCTTTCATTCCGAATTGAAATACGTTAGCCATTTTTCACACTCCTTTAGGTGCTAGCGGCCAGGGCGACAAACGGCGATTGTGTATTGCTGCCGTGCATCGGGGTCAAGGCGCTATACCAAAGGCTCTGACCATCAACCCGGTAAGTGAAGCGGAACGCCATTTCGTCGGTCGTAAACTGGACGTGCATGCTCTGCGCGGCCTTGATACCGGATGATTTACCAATCGCGGCATACTGTGACCATGCCACAAGGGACAGGTCGCCAACCGTGCCAAGTGACTGTGCGTACTCGACTTCAAGAACCGGCTTTCCTTTCATGCGCATCACGCCTTCGCTGTCATAATCAACGAAGCGGGGCGGGATAATGCCAGTGGCACCATCGCCCAAATAGAGCGCGTCCAGTTCCGGCATAACATCCTGATGACACAGCCAGACGTAATCCTGCACGCCTGCGTAGCGCCGCGCCCACATGCCGATAATGTCATTAAAGGTCACGTTGGTGGCGTTTTCGCGGGTAGCCTGGATAAGCGCATCGCTGTTCAGGAACCCTTGCGGCATTCCTACGCCAGTACCATTGACGAAGCTGTCTTCAACTTTCAAACGCAGTTCTTCGGGTACGGCGCGATTCAACCAGGCGGCCATGTAGTTGACATCTTCCAACTGCTCTTCGGTGGCATACACCAAAGCGGCAACCTTTTTGAGTTTCAGGTCAATCTGGCGGAACTTGGGCTTGCTGGCAGTGATCGAGCCGCCTTCTTCCAGCCAGTAGGATGTTACGCCACCAAAGCGGCTGCCACTGGCTCGGCTGGTCTCGTCTACTGCATTGACGGTCATGTTATTTCCGCGTACCGGGTCAATGTTGACACGGGCCAAAATCTGCCCGCTCTGGTACATGTTCTCTACAACACCTTCGGCAATTTCATCAGGAACCAGGAAGCCGCCCTGTGATGGGATTGCTTCGTTGATACCGGTTGCTTTCGTGCCGTCTTCGTTGTAGAACATGCCATAAAGACGTTGATCCACGTTATAGGGGCGCAGTCCGGCATTTTTCACCGCAGAGAAAAAGTCACCTGCGTTCTTGAATTGTGCGGGCTTGTCGCCTTCGTCCTTGATAACTTCCAGGTGATACCCGGCCTTCACTTCCGGCATGGTAGCCTTGAACTCATCAATCTTCTGTTGGGCAATCTCAGCGGCTTTTACTTCAAGCTGTTTCTCGTGCTTTTCGTTTAGAACCTCCGCAGTCTTGGCGGCTGCGCCTTCTGCGGCTTTCTCTGCGATTGCTTGCAATTCTTTCTCATCCATTGCAATCTCCTTTTGTAATTGCTTCTGTGGTTCTGTTTCGCCGTTATCAGTCAACGCAGCATCAGGCGTAATCAGTGATTTTAGTGGCAGCACCGTGTTACGTGGCTCTGCCGGGGTAGGGGTCAGGCTGGCTTCTACAATCGGCCAGCGTGTAATTTTGCTTGCTCTGTTCTTTTGTTCTCGCTCGACAAGATGACCAGCGGAACCGGAAGACCATCCTAACTTGCCATCTTTGGCAAGTTCGTAGATCATTTGCTCGTATTCGTCCCGCATTTCTAATTGTGCTTCTGCCCAGATACCGGCGTCTTTTTGCTCTAGCTGTGCAAATCCAACGACGCGCCGCTTTAGCACCTGGTCGAGTCCGTGATTGTAATAAACGTCTACCGACTTGACGGTTCCATAATACGTATCATTGGCAAAATAATCACCTGTCAGGTCTGGTGTGTTCTCATCGCTAAAGCGGACAAGATACCCACCAACGCGCCCGTCTCCAAGCGCCTTGACTTCCGTGCCAAAGCTGACAAGTTCGTCACCCGTATTCTCGTTCAATTCTAGTTTTGGCATAATTTCTCCAAACAAAAAGCAGCCATCAACCCGAATGGGTCAATGACTGCTCAACGTCAAATCATTCTGTAAAATGCTTCTCTCGCCTGTGTCACACTAGACAACGGGCGGGGGTCAGCTATTTAGTTGCTAGTATTATAGCAAAGTCAAGCGATTTACGCAAGTAAACCTGATTTACAATTTAGCTTTACTTCATGCTTTCGATAACTATTATTATCCAAAACAGTTACAGCCCATATTTACTCAACAGCTTATTTATCCACTTGTTATATATTGTCGTTATCTGCGGTATTTTCTCAGTTGCAACATCCCACAACTTACGCCATCCTATGCGGGCCATAGCGCGGGCCTGTCTGGTTCCGTGTACATGTTTGGCGTAGCTGACCTGGTTGCTGATCTGCGTCCCTGATTTTCCATAAGGTATAACCTTCCACTGCGTACCCAGGCGCTCGGAGTTTCCAAGATTGCGCCCGTAAGAAACTTGTGTACCACGCCCGCGAATGTAGAACGGCGGCGGCGGCTGGTTAGCTGCGGTTCCTGGTGGATAGTTCCGCATGCCTTTTGTGTTCAGTATCTCATTGGATGCTTCCGTACCCGCGCCCTGTAAATAGGTCGGCAACTCTTTCAGCTTGTCCAGGTTGGCTGCAACCTTATCAGCATTCTCTATATCAATCTTGATATAACTCATGCCTTCACCGTGACAGAAGTCCAGCACCGACAATTAACATGCGCGGGCGGGTTTGCGATACCGTCAAACGTTTCGCCGCGTTTGGCCTGCTTCCCATGCAGCGGGCCACAAATCGGGCAAACGCGGTCATCGTTATTCGTCCACCACTGGCGAATGACTTCCATGTCTGGGTATTGCGCCTGCAACTCTTTTGCATAGATGTCATTGCCAAGCGCAAAGACGCGGGTCGTCTCTGTAACTGCAATCCGCTCTGCACGCGCCGACCCAAAGGTAGGTTCTAAAATACTGATAACATCGCCTACCGTTGTACCTGGTTTACTGACAAAGGTTTCCACCGCCTGCCGTATTGCGTCCTGTGTCGTGCTGTCCAGCTTTTCGAGCCAGTCTGTGACGTATTCTCTGGCGGCCTGTAATGCGTATTGATTCAGCACGCCATCAGGAAGAAAAACGCCGATGTCTTCCTGCGCGATAACAGTCCCGGCCAGTATCGCATCATAAATCAGCTTTACAAGTTTGCTGTTTTCATCCGGGACATCTTCGATATAAACACCATTGACAAAAAAACCTTTGTTGTCCAGCGCGGCGCTGACCTGCTCAAGTTGACGCTTCAACCGTGCTGAAAGTGCGCGTTGTATCTTGCGTTGATAACTGTTCTTTTCTTCATAACCCGGTTCGCCCGGATCGCGCTCTACCGCTTTGTGTTCACAATAAAAACGTGCTGCATTGCCTTTCAACAGCGGCACAACGGCGGGATAACGGCGCATGATGACTTTTGTCACTTCGATAAAGGGGTTTATCATATCCATTTTATCTTACCACCTTTTACCCTGTAAAAATTAGTTATCACAAGTTTACCGTATCCAGTATAAGTCACGATGCTGGTCGGCTTATAGCAAAACTCCATAAGATGCAAGCATCCTTTGTCGTAGTGCTTTCGCTCTGCATTGTCCAGCACGATAATACCGCCCGGCTTGACAAGTCTGTCCGATTCCATCATCCACGCTGGCCGGTCGTGGTTGTACCCGTCAATCATAAGCAGGTCAACGGGGTCAACGGTCTTTATTACACTGTCAAGCGGAATGAGCCTGATGTTATGGAAGTCTTTAGTTTCCAACGCCAGCCCCGCGATCCAATCACCATCATTGTCTACTGCCGTGACGTGTTCTACTCGTTTAGCAAACCACTTTGTTGACGCGCCGCATCCGTGTTCTAGCACGGTCATGTCAGGGGTGAGCAGGCTTTCAAGGTACAATACCGCCGCCGGGTGCATCCAGGGCGTATCGCCTATGTGCTGCGGGTCGTTTTCATCCCACCACATTGCTTATTTCCTTTCTGTCTTCATCGGTTAGCCTGTTGCCCAGGTGTCTGGTCAGTCTGTTTTCCGTCATCAGGCGCAGCAATCGCGCCTCGTCAATTGCAATGTCTACCGGGTATAACGGCTGCATGTATCGGTCAGTTATTGGGAAGAAAGGCCGCAACGTATCAGCCCGCCCCAAGAATTGACAATGACAACCGCCAACCCGCGCCACTACCCCATTATATACCATTCTGGTGGCCGGGATGTGCTGATAGATCATCTTGCTGAATTCGGCATCTTTGCCGATGCTTTCCCCGTGTTGCAAGTCCCATTTTAGCGGTACGTCGCCGTCAACTTCCAACCGCACTCTGTTTTCCCTTGCCCACCTGAAACCGTACAAATGTTTATATTTCATATAATGGCGCGTGACGCATCCCGTCACCATTGCCGCGTCGTAGGCTTCCAGAACGTCAATTTGTGGCTGTAACCAGCCTGGATAATGCAGGATGTCATCATCACTGATAGAGATAACGCTACCGTTATACATTCCATATATTCGGTTAATTGCATTCATCTTTCCGATGTTTGGCGAAAATATCACGTTATATTTGTTGCTGTCTAAGTAAAGTCTTGCTCTTAGTTCGTCACAACTTCCATTGTCCCACACAATAAAATGGTGATCTA